AATAATGGCAAAAGCATTTGATATTTCTAAATTTAGAAAAACTCTGACCAAAAGCATCGATGGTCTAGGAGTAGGTTTTAATGACCCTACTGATTGGGTCAGCACAGGCAACTATGCATTAAACTATCTTATCAGTTCGGATTTTCATAAGGGTATTCCGTTGGGCAAAGTAACAGTATTTGCTGGCGAATCCGGTGCAGGTAAATCATATATCTGTTCAGGCAATATCGTTAAGGCAGCACAAGAACAAGGTATCTTTGTTGTCTTGATTGACACAGAAAACGCTCTAGATCAAAAGTGGCTAGAAGCACTAGGCGTTGATATTTCAGAAGAAAAACTTCTTAAACTTAATATGGCAATGATCGACGACGTTGCTAAAACTATCAACGAGTTTATGAAAGAATATAAAGCGATGCCCGAAGGCGAGCGTCCCAAGGTATTGTTTGTTCTTGATTCGCTGGGTATGATGCTTACGCCCACCGATGTTAATCAGTTCGAAGCAGGTGATTTAAAAGGTGATATGGGTCGTAAGCCTAAAGCATTGACAGCACTTGTTCGTAACTGTGTGAATATGTTTGGTAGCTACAATGTTGGTCTAGTAGCAACCAATCACACATACGCATCACAGGATATGTTTGATCCTGATGATAAGATCTCGGGTGGTCAAGGCTTTATCTATGCATCATCAATTGTTGTAGCAATGAAAAAACTCAAGCTCAAAGAAGATGAAGACGGCAACAAGATTTCGGAAGTCAAAGGTATCCGTGCTGCCTGTAAGATCATGAAGACACGCTATGCCAAGCCGTTTGAATCAGTCCAAGTCAAGATTCCCTATGAGACAGGTATGAATCCTTATAGTGGTCTTGTTGATCTTGCAGAAGCTAAAGGCATGTTAGTCAAGGACGGTAATCGTCTTAGTTATACATCTTCGGATGGGGAAATTCTCAAATTCTATCGTAAGGAATGGGAACGAAACGAAAATGGTTGTCTAGATATCGTGATGGGGGACTTTGGCAAAGTAGCTGAAAAATCTGAATCCGAGATAACTACTAATGTTGAACCCCAACCGGAGAGCGTAGAATGAAAGAAGATTTAATCGCAGATATCTGGACACTAATGGTAGAACATATTCCAGAAAAATCTAGAGCCGACGTAGCCGCAGATTTTGTTAATACTCTGCTTGATTATGGCGTGAAAGATTCAGTACTAGAAAGTCTACAAGGTGTAGATCCTTATCTAGACAATGCTATCGATTATGCTATCGACGGAGAAGAAATTGAAGAGAGCTACGACGACGAAGAAGATTACGAGGATTAAATGAATTGGTACGATCGAGTTTCTAAGGATATCAGTAACATTCCAGATGCCGTAGCACATTATGAGGCTGAGCTACTAGAAGCAAAGAAAGATGCCCGCATAGCAGGAAACATCGAAAAAGCCTCGGCAGCAATGCCGGGTATCGTGGAAACTCGATTCAACCAACTTCAAGAAATCGAAGCTATCCTAGAATATCTAAACATAGAGCTTCGTCGACTTCGTAGCCAGCATTTTCGTAAATACCTCGAAAATTATCAACGTGCGTTAAGTTCTAGAGACTGTGAAAAGTTTGTAGAAGGCGAGGCAGATGTCGTGGATTTTGAGAAAATCATCAATGACTTCGCCTTGCTACGCAACAAGTGGTTAGGTATTATCAAAGCACTAGATCAGAAACAATGGCACCTCAGCAATATTATTAAATTGCGGGTAGCAGGAATGGAAGATGCATCTGTATGAGAACGTTTAGAGTAGTCACTAGCCAACACAAACCGTATTACGATTTGATAGGCCGAGATTGTATCGAAACATTTTTAAAATACTGGCCCGAAGAAGTAAGTATTGAATTGTGGGCTGAAAACTTTGTTCCTGACATCGAAAATCCTAGATTGATTGTCAAAGACTGGAACAAAATTAATCCGAGGTTCGATGATTTTGTATCCTTGATAGAATCTAAAACCACAGATCCTAAAATCCTAGGACGCAAAAAGTTTTGGATGAAAGGACATGTTGTTCTTTCAGCAATGGAAGAATGCACAGAGGATGTGTTTATTTGGCTCGACAGCGATGTTGTTACTCATAAAAACATTTCAATGAAGTATCTAAATCAATTAATTCCAGAAAATTATCTTGCTGTTGATATTCCTGCTGGCGGAAAAGGCCGGGGTAAAGAGGCCGAAACTGGGTTTTTTGGTTTAAACATGCGACACCCGTTAGCAGATAAAGTAATCAAGTATTACAAAATGTGCCATACTACAGACGAAATGCTTCGAGTAAATAGAAATTTAGAAACCGCAGTATGGTGGAATGCTGTTGAAAAAATGAGAAAAAAAGGAACGCCGGTAAATGATTTGGTAACAAGCAAAGATCATTTGATGCCATTTATGTACACAGAATTATCTGAATATATGAGACATTGGGTAGCTCCGTCTAATAAAAATTCATACAGCAGAGGCAACAGAACTAAAACATCTGAAGAATTTATCGAGTAATAACAGGTTTTATTTTTTTACAGAAATTCTCCCATTCAGTAGAAAACCAATTCTCCCAATTTTTATGGTCTTGATCTCTTACTAAATTGGCTTCGATATATGTTTGATCGACAGTTGCTTTGCCGTAATCCGGGTGAGCATTTTCGACGATTACGTTTGGAAGATATTTAAGTGTTCCTTTGAAACATCTAGAAACTTCTTTCCATACTACTTCTAAACAATAATGTACATTCAACGGAAATCCGAAGAATCCTGCTGCTCTAACTAAATCCCCGCCTATACACGGATGCATACAAATTTTAGGATTTCGTGTTAAATCATTAGCTTGTGAAATTTTATTTAAACCAGCAGCATTAATCAATAATTGATCCCAGTATTCGGTTTGAGGTATTAAGTCATCTGCTAGTAGCCCGTAAAATTTTTCGTTGGGGTACTTTTCAAAAAGCTCATTCATTGCCTTCCCTAATCTAGCTCTCGAACCAATGATTACTATAAATTCAGGAGGAACAATAATTTTTTTATATTCTTCTATAGTAGGATCACATTCATCTAATCTAACATAGACTGTAGTCGATGCTTTAGTTTCAATCCAACAATCAACGAATCTTTGAAAATGTTGAGGTCTACCTCTACTAGCTAATATCCACATGTTTTTAAAAATTTAATATGAGTATTTAATAAGATAAATATCGATATGAAAAAAAATGTATTGATTTGTTCTATTATGCGCAATTGTGAAAAATCTATTCATAGATATTACGAACAAATAAAGACAACGGTTCTGGCAATTCCAGAAATTAATTTTTCCATTTCTATTTATGAAAACGATTCAATAGATCAAACCCCTGATATTTTATCTTCACTGGACTGGTCATTTACTGAGAAAATACATATAAAATCTGAAAAAATAAAGACTCAGTTTTACGGATCAATAAAAGATGAAGATAGAGTTAAAAATTTATCAGAAGCAAGAAATAAATCAATTTACGGAAGTGATTTTTTAAAAGAATCTGACTACGTTCTTTTTGTTGAGTCGGATATCGTTTATACTCCTAACGACGTTAAAGAGTTAATTTTTTTTAAAGATCGATATAAGATAGATAATTTTGATATTGTATCTGCAATTTCTTTACACCAAACAAACGGAAAATTAAAATTATATGATGCTTGGGGAACACGCAGATTTGCCGAGGAAGAGATAGGTAAACTGTACTCAAAATGGGACAAACGAACATTCGATCGATATTATGCTACATTTAATTGCTTATGTTTATATAATTCTGTTCCTTTTAAAAATAATATAAAATTCCATTGGTATAATGATAGATTAAAAAAGTTTGACAACGACACAATGGTATTGTGTGAAAATTTTCACACCCACGGTTACAACGATATTTTTATAAACTATAAATCGAGATGTTATCATGAAAACAAAAAATAAAACAAGTTGGCCTCTGATGAAAGATACAATATCTTTCAGAGATAAGTTTGAAATGATTAAGTTCATTTTAACGACTAAAAAATTTACCAACGGTGTTAAAGTTAAAGAATTTGAACAAAAATGGAATGAATGGTTAGGATCTAAATATTCCCTATATGTAAGTTCTGGTAGCACTGCAAATTTGTTATTGTTAGACGCAGTTAAAGAAAAATTTCAACTCTCGGACGGGGATAAAGTTTTAGTTCCAGCATGTACTTGGGTTACAAACATATCTCCGATAATTCAGATCGGTCTTACTCCTATTTTTTGCGATATTAATTTTAAAGATTTTAGTTTCGATTACGAAAAGTTAGAAGATATTAGAGACACTCACCCGGATATTAAAGTTGTTTTTGTTACACACCTGTTAGGTCTAGGAGCTAACATAGAGAGAATTCGTAAGATCTATCCAAATGCTTTAATATTAGAAGATATATGCGAATCTCACGGAGTAAAAGATTCGCACGGAATACGTCACGGTTCAAATTCTCTAGGAGCTACATTTAGTTTTTATTTTGGGCACCACATGACAACTGTAGAAGGGGGAATGATATCTACAAATGACAAAGAGCTGTATGAACTAATGAGATTAAAACGTAGTCACGGAATGGCTAGGGAAGGTTCTCCAGATTATTTTGAAAAATATAAAAAAGAAAATCCAGATTTATTGCCTTCATTTTTGTTCATAACAAAAGGATACAATTTTAGAAATCATGAACTTCCTGCTGTTTTAGGTATATCTCAATTAACACGATTAGATGAAATGATAAACATACGGCGACAAAATTATGATATGTACTACAAAATTATCGAAAATCATAAAGATAAATTTTATATGCCGGCATACGATTCCGGAAACAGCAGCTTTTGTTTTCCTCTAATATCTAAAGATAAAAAATATTATAAACAATTAATTTCCGAGTTTGAAAAAAATAATATAGAATACCGGCCAGTGGTCAGCGGTAACTTACTAAGACATCCTTTTCTAAAAGAGTATTCTATTTCAACTAAAGAACCTCATAATGTGGAAATTTTACACGAACGAGGAATCTATATTGGAAATAACCATTTTGTAGGTAAAAAAGAAATCGATTTACTCAAAACTATTTTGGAGTCATTAGCTTAAATGAAAACAATTGTTCTAATCACTGGAGGCTTTGATCCCCTTCATTCGGGTCATATTGCCTATTTCAAAGCTGCAAAACAGCTGGGAGATATTTTAGTCGTAGGTGTCAATTCAGATACATGGTTAACTAGGAAAAAAGGTCAGCCCTTTATGCCTCTAAAAGAGCGTGTTGAAGTTGTCCGCAATATTGTCGGTGTCGACTTTGTGATCGATTTCGATGACAGCGACGGTTCAGCTAAACATGCCATAAAAATGGTTCGACAAAGCTATCCGCAGGATCATATTATCTTTGCCAATGGTGGGGATCGCACCAAAGAAAATATTCCAGAAATGGATATCCAAGACGA